GCCTCAACCAATCATGCCCTGGCTGCAACAGCAGCAGGGAACGAATCAATTTAACCCCATGATGGGTGGCTTTCCCGCAATGGGCGGACCTCCTGCAACGGGCGGACCTTCCGCAATGGGTGGCCGTGGCCCAGGCGGTGGATACAACGAGCGTAATTTTGGGTGGAACCCCGCTCATATTGAACACCTGATCAAAGAGGGACTTAGACAGCCCGTGATTCCTGATGAACACCTGTTGATTATGGACACACTGAATCAGCAAGAAGGACAAGATCAATTCAATTACCAACAACAGAAAATCCAAGAAGGTCTGCACCAAAATGAATTGTATTGGGAGGATCTTTATAAACAGCCACCGGGTCCAGGTGGTCTTGGTCGGTGGAGCATGCCACGGCAACCGGATTACTGGATGTCGCCCAGATAAACAATGCTAGACACAACACCAGCCAATCTATACGAAGAAATCCAGGCAGCGGAGAAACTGCGTGACACTCACCTTGAGTCCTATTCGGACTTGGTGAGTCAGTTCGTGGGGTCCGCGTACCGTGACATCTCAGGTGGTGGAAGCGATACGCCGGAGAACCATGTCTACGAGTACCTGTCCCTGACAGTTCCCAGGCTTGTCCATGACAATCCACGGGTGCGTGTCAGCAGTCGCAGGCCAGTGACGCAGCGAATGACTGCCCTGGCAATGGAGCATGGACTCAATCGATGGGCCAGGGATACCGTTGTCCGCTCGCCCCTGATGCACGTTGGGTACGACATGCTGCTGTCATTTGGTGCGTTGCTCACGGTCGAGGAGCCACAGCCGGGGTTTGAGCCTGATGACCCCGACGTTCCGCACTGGCCCCGCTGCTACCGGATCTCTCCACGGCGGTTCTTCATGGACCCATTGGCCCTGTCATTCGATCAAGCCAGATTCATCGGTCACGTTTGGATTCGTGACAAGGAGGACTTGATCGAGGAGGCCAAGAATGACAGCACATGGAATAGTGACTTCATCGAGTCCGTGAGCGATGACGTTGACATTGATAACTACCGGGACACAACCGGAGTCAAGAACAACACACCGACTCGCAAAGAGATCCTGGGCTACGAGATTTGGGTTCCCGAGGTTCAGCACGATGATGAACTGGGACCGATGGAGGGATTCAACGGGACGATCTACACGATCTCGATGGCCCAGGGAACGGGCGACGAGATCAAGGTGGACTACCTCCGCGAGCCTCGTCCGTACTACGGGCCACCGACCGGACCCTACACGGTGTTCGGCGCGTACTACGTTCCCGACAATGCCTATCCCCTCTCGCCCCTGGCGGCAACTTCTGGTCAGTCCGATGACCTGAACGAGCATGTCATAGCCGCTCGTCGTGCCGCTGCCCAGTACAAGCGAATGGTGTTCGTTGATGCCAAGAACAAGAAGTTGCAGCAGGACGTTGCATCTTCTCCCGACAACTACGTTGTGCCGGTCGAGAACTTGGACAAGGACAGCATCGTGCCGGTGGAGTTGGGCGGCATTACTCAGCAAATGATCTCCTACATCGAGATGGCCCGCGAACGCCTGGACCGCAACAGTGGCGTTCAGGACGCCCAGCGTGGCGTGGTCACTGGTGACGCAACTGCCACCGAGGTTCAGATTGCCGAGGCATCTGGCTCGTTGCGGTTCGCCTACATCCGCCGACAGTTCGTGGATGCGGTCAACTCAGCCATCAGGAAGGTCGCGTGGTTCATGTTCCACGATGATCGCGTGGCATTCCCCATCGGGATCGAAGCAGCCGAGGCTATGGGTCAGCCCGAGCCGTGGTGGGTTGGCGGGATGCAGAGCATGATGACTGGTGAGCGGTTTGAGGATCTGGAGATGGAGGTCGAGGCGTACTCGATGGAGCGGACCAATGAGGCACTGATGCAGAAGCGGGCGATGGAGACACTCCAGATCGTCACACAGTCTGCCCCGATGATGGTGCAGATGCCGTTCCTTGAGTGGGACTCGCTGCTGAAGATAGTGGGCGATGCGATGAACATGCCCGAGTTGGGCGAACTCATCAACAAGGAAGCCATGCAACAGTTCATGCAGGCACAGCAGGAGGCAGCGGCGCAGCAGCAGCAGGCCGATGTCGCTGGTGGTCAGTCAGACGTAACGATGGAGAGGGCCAAGTTGGCCCTGGGTATGTGATGCCGATTTACTCATTCGTTGATGATTCTGGTCAGGAGCATGAGTTGTTCTTCAACGCATCCGAGGCTCCACGCATTGGTAGTGAGATTTCCGGCAACGGAAAGACCCTGACCCGCGTGGCTTCGTTCATGCTCGACACTGAGGGCATTGCACGCAAGACCCATCAGTACCCGTATGTGTCCCGGTCGTTGCCCAGGAACTTGGAGGGGACAGACTGCAACAAGCAGGGACAACCAATTATTCGTTCGCAAGCCCATGAGCGGGATGTTGCTTCCCGCCATGATATGGAAAAAGAATAGGGAGCCGAAAGGTCAACCCCGGAGAAACCAAATGAGCGAAGAAGTAGTAAACGAAATCGAAGCGACCGAAACAATGGAAGCAACCGAGGAAGTGACCGAGGAGGTCATTGAGGAGATGCCGTTGCCCGAGGGGCTGGAAACAGCCGGTGCCAAGGGCGACGATACAATTCTCAATACCCTTCTTGGTGTCGTGGCAGAGCAAGAAGAAGCCGAACCGTCAGAGCCAGAGGCGACTGACGAGGCCCACGAGCCTGCCGAAGAATCAACCCCTGAGCCGAAGTCGGACAACCAGGGAGACGATTACGAGCGTGCAATGGCCGCGCTCCAGCGGGACGGGACACCCCGACACATTCTGGACGAGGAGTACGACAGGAACCCTGATCGATTTGTCGAGTGGGGACTCAAGCGTGCCAAGGTCCAGTCTGACGGGGATCGTTTCTCCCAGGAACACGCCGAACTCAAATCGCAACTGGAGCAGACGCAACAGGACGGCGAGCAGACGGAGGGCGGAGTCCAGGCCGGTAACACACCGGAGACTCAGGCCCAACCCACGATGCACCCCGACTTGGTAACGCAGAAGAACCAGATCGCGGAAATCTTTGGCGACGAAGCCGCAGAGGCCGTGTGGAAGCCGATGGAATCATTGGCCCAAAGCATGTCCAACATTATCCGACAACAGGAGATGCGGCTTGTTCAACTGTCTCAGATAGTTGAGCAGAAAGAATTGGCATCCGTTAGATCGAACTTGCAGGAGCGGTTCCCGCAGTTGACGGATGACAAGCAGTTCGAGCAGGTCAAGGAAAAGATGACGGCCCTGGTCAAGACAGGCCAGTACGACACCTATTCCGATGTCATGCTCGATGCATCAAGAATCATGTTTGCGGACGCAATCGAATCTGGAACCAAGTCCACGAAGATCAACCAAGCCAAGTCGGCTGGTCAGCCCAAGCGAAAGAGTACGGCATCAAACGCCTCTCGACCGCGAACGGTAGATGACCGCGACGATCAGGTGCTTGAGTCGTTGATGGGTGGCATGACTCCAGATGACGTTGCCAAGCAATTTAAGATTTGATTTGGAGTAAAAAATGGGTACTGCCCTCAGTAACTTCAACGACTTTATGAACCTGACTGGCCCAAGGTATCTCACCAGTGCCGAGCAGGTCGTGAATGAAGCCGTTGAAAACACTTACCTCCTTTCCCGACTGCTCAAGGGCAAGGGAATGGATAGCGTCATCCAAGGTGGTAGCACGATTCGTGACACCCTCATGTTGGATGAGAACAACACTTACGACCACTATCAGCCCAACGACACGTTCACTTGGACGAATCCAGAAGTGGCAACGAACTTGGAGATCGATTGGCGATTCTCCATCGACCACCTCTCATGGACCGATCAGGAAATTGAACTTCAGGTTGGTGATGGTCTGTCCCGCGACGCGCAGAAGGTTGTTTACAAGCGACTCAAGCGGCTCAAGGAGCAGCGTCTCTGGACTTCGATCATGAACGGCATGGAAGCCGACCTCTGGCGTAAGCCTGCGGATTCCGGCACGACCGACATGGAATCAACAACGGGTAAGGTTCCTTACTCGATTCCTGCGTTCATTCACGAGGACAACA